ATTTTTTTTTATGTTTTACATTTTTACCTGAGTTTGTGTCCTGTTGTGAATGAAAATTGGGACAAACGATTCTTAGATTGGACATAATATTATTATAGTGGTTTCCGTCTATGTGGTCAAGCTCCAGGGGAACTTTTTTTCCCATCCACTCCGCAGTACCACAAATTTCACATTTATGTTCCTTTACATCATCACGAATTAATTTTAATTTTAGTCTATGAGCTGATACAAAAGAACCATTAATATAATCTAAAGCCGGAACATATCTAGTATTTGTTTTTTTACCTTTTAATCCTATGTTGCCTTTATAAACAACACCAAATTTTTTAAGATAACTTTCCAATGTTTCTGGTTTACAATGTAATTGACTACATATGTAAGACTTAGATTCATTATTTTGTATCCAGTCTAAAATTTGTTCTTTTTGATCTAGAATATCTTTTCTCATTTAATTCCTAAAAATAGTATACTTATTATATTTATATACAACAAGTATTACACTTTTATAATTCTAAACATCAAATTATTTAAACTATACTATAACACAAATTACAATCCAAGGCAAGCAAGGATTCTACATTGGTACCCCCGCTCGGAGTCGAACCGAGAAAACTCTTCCTTTTGAGAGAAGTGACTTTGCCAATTTGTCCACGGGGGCAATCTGGTGCAACCTGTTGGAATCGAACCAACTTCAACGGCTCTTCAGGCCGCCGCTATGACCACATCAGCTAAGGTTGCATATTTGGTACCTCGTTGGAGAATCGAACTCCCGTATGCACCGTGTAAGGATGCCGTTCTACCATTAAACTACCGAGGCATTATTTTGGGTTGACGTATGGGATTCGAACCCATGCTAAGAGATTCACAATCTCTGGTGCTAACCATTACACTAACGACAACATATTACTGAACAATTGAAGCTTCTTGTTCAGCTAAGATTCTTTTCAATCTATCAGCACAGAAACTTGCTGCAGGTGCATCTGGTTTAACCATTGGTGTCATGTTACATGTACCTTTGATATAACCAATTGCTTGTTGTACCACACAAGAACTTCCGTGTACATCATCCTTGTTCAAGTCTAAATGCACTTCAACATGAAAATCTTCCAGAACATCCTGCATTTCTTGGAACAACTCCGAAACTTTATATACTTCTGTCATCAATCGCATTGCAGGTTTACTTTTTTTATGGTCATAGTCCAATTCACGTTGAACATATCCAAAAATTTTACAACCATGTTGGCCATTAATATGAACAACGACTGCAAGAGCATAGTCTGCATACCAAACTCCGTTTATTCTGATGCGTTCAGAATCGGCACCAAGGTAGACTTTGGTGTTTGGTCCTTGTTTTGCAAGGAAGGACTTAACTTCATTTACATCGAACTTTTTCATATTATTCACCTTTTTAAAAACTGGCTACGGCGGAGGGATTCGAACCCACAACATATGATTTTGGAGACCATCGTTCTGCCAATTGGAACTACACCGTAATAAAATCTGGTACCCACAGAAGGTAACGATCCTTCGTCTATGGCTTATCAAGCCAGTGCTCTACCTTTGAGCTATATGGGTATATGCTCTGCATCCCTCGGCGGTAATTATATCGCATCAAGAAGAATCATAGAGTGAAACACTAAAGATTCAACCATCACGCACGACCTCCACCCGCTTCCCGACAGGGACCGTTATCGCATTGCTAGCGGCCTTTCGGTAAGAAGACTACCACCCTTGAAAGTCACTTCACTTCTATCCTGCGGGTCACAGTATCCGCTAACAAAGCGGAACGGCTTGGAGGGTCATAGAGGACTCAAACCCCTAACTCAAACTTCGTAGGATTGTGTGATATTCAGTTTCACCAACGACCCAAATAATTTTCCAGCGTGATGTTTTCTGTGACAATTAGCACATAAACAAGCACACTTATTTAATTCATTAATTATTCTTTTTATGCTTTCATATTTTATATTTGATAAAACAAATTCTTTATCATTGCTGTCCATATGATGGAAATCTAAACATTCAGATTCGGATTCACCACACACACAACATGACAATGATTCTTTTATTTTTTTATAAAATACATAAGAAGTTTTTTTATTTCTTTTTGTTCTTTCTAAATTTATATTATGGTGTTTATAATAAGATTCTTTACTTTTTTGTTTGCGACAAGTTGAACAGAAATTAATCCGCATACCTTTGGCCTTATTTTTGAAGGCAAAATCTTCAATTGAAAAAATCACACTACAACAATTACATTTTTTTGTTTCCATATACTTCTCCTAGATACAATCCTATTTATAAGATTCGTATCTTACAATATGGTAGTTCTAATTGGTAACGATCCAATCTCCTCGGCTTATGAAGCCGGTACGCATCCGTCTACGTCATAGAACTTAACTTGGTGCTCCGAGCCGGAATCGAACCGGCACACCCGAAGGCGAGAGATTTTAAGTCTCTTGTGTCTACCTATTTCACCATCAGAGCATTTACATTTTTTGGTCTCCGATGCAAGAATCGAACTTGCGCCACATGCTCCCAAAGCACGGATGATACCATTTCACCAATCAGAGATAAATTGAATTTGTTAAAGTAGTTGCTCCATCATTATAGCAACCATTCACCCGTGTAATAAATCCGGACGGGACTCGGTAAGTTACTTGGAATACTTGTCCAGTTTAGTCGCCTCAATGGACCTAGTGGGTGTCGAACCCATCACCTTCTACTGCTTCGGTTGTTCGAACAAACCTAGACAGCGTGACTTTCTCTTGCTAACACTCTAACAAAACTTGGCTCCGCATTTCGGAATCGGACCGAACTAACCAGGGATTAACAGTCCCGCCCATGCACCTTGCTCGGGTTCTACGGAATAAAACTTGGCGGTCTCAAGGGGTAACGATCCCCTTCTTTAGGCGTGACAAGCCTACGTGCGTCCATGAACACTTTGAAACCTAAAACTATGGTGGAGGATGGGAGGATCGAACTCCCATAAACAGCTTGCAAAGCTGCCGTAATCCCATTATACTAATCCCCCAGTTGAACCGATACTTATACAAGCAGGAGCATTGCTCGGTTCTACACAAAGACAGGATTTATAAAGAGCCTGTACTCTTGTTTTGGTGGAGCGAGGTAGAATTGAACTACTAACCTGACCACCCCACTATTCAGGTAACGGTTTTACAGACCGCCGTGAGGAACAAGCTCCATTATTTGTTTTTGCCGCACCATGTATCAGTTTGCGAATGACAATTTGGACATAACAAACGCAAATTATCCAACATATGGTTGTGATTATTTCCGTCTATATGATCCAATTGCAAAGAAATTTCTTTATCTTGCCAATTAGTCAATTCACATGATGTACATTTGTTTTCTAATATATTTTCTTTTACCAACCTTTTTTTTAATTTCAAAGTTTGATATGTCGGATGTTTGCCTTCAAGTATTTCATTCAATTCTATTTTTTTGGCAACACCACCAATTTTGAATCCTAGACCTAACCTTTTAGCTCTACGCCAAACTGTTACATCAGGAACACCAAAATGGTGTGATATCTTACTCAAAACAGGATTGATTTTATACTGTTCTAATAAATCATCATCAGAAAATTTATCATTATTATGTTTTTGTTTCATACTAACCTCCATAATCTTATTTATGAAAAGTTGGATTTGAAATCTGTTTGGTAGAGGTACATAGAATCGAACTCCGGTTAATAGGTTAAAAGCCTACTACTTTACCATTCTGCCACAACTCCGTTTACATATTAAAGTATATTCCGTATCTTAGATTATTATCCTGCAATTACGCCGACTTTTTATCCCAAATAGTTAGACCGCGAATCTAACCCAACCTGAAATATACTTTAATATGGCAACTTCTAATTCAAGCAAGGGCGTGTGACCATTGAACTTGAATAGTTTCACCATAGAAAAACACACTTGGCTCTCCTTACAACCTTGTTCCTGTCAATTCAGGATGTACCTAGGATAAACCTAGCGGATCCCCTTGGTTGTTTGTATCTGTCAATTCAGATTGAAAGTGTGTTTATCTATAACTACCATATAGAAACACGCTCACCCGAATGGACTTTGCCAAGGCCTACTGTCGGAAGTGTGTTTTTATATGGTAGGGGTACAGAGAATCGAACTCTGATTAATAGGTTAAAAGCCTACTACTTTAGCCGTTAAGTTATACCCCTGTCGTTTTTCGAGTCTTGATACTTTTCTTCATACTATCTCCTTAAAAAAATTTGGTACACCATGGGAGAATCGAACTCCTCGCTTCCGCCTTGAAAGGGCAGCGTCCTAACCGTTAGACGAATGGTGTATACATTTATACATTCAATAAATTTTTAATGAACTGTGATTGATTTCTCAATCTATGGATAGAGTATAACTCACATCACATCTTTTGTCAAGCAGTACTGTATCATTTTAACAACACTACTTGAAGTTTGTTTGGAGTGCGTGACAGGGATCGAACCTGCATAATACTGATTTGCAATCAGGTGCCTAACCGTTCAGCTACACACGCACATATAACTTCTAAAATTTGGTACCAACGGAGAGGATCGAACTCTCTCAAGAACGCTAATCTGGCGCTAAAAGGCTTATAAGACCTCTCTGACTCCCAAGTCTCGCTGGCATATTTTGGTGGAGAGTCAGGGAGTCGAACCCTGTGGCCGTATTTCTACGGCCTACTGATTAGCAATCAGCTGCATTACCATCCTGCCCACTCTCCAATTCTTCAATCCTATTCGCAGCTTCTTCTAGTAAATCTGCAATTCTATCTGGTGAATTCTCTTGCACCGATTTTCTTGTAGGAATCTGTCTGCGAATCTCAGCACGCTTTCTTAAACGATAAATTAAATTTTCTTGCATAATAACTCCTAACAATATTGAATTCTCAGTTTGGATTCGAACCTTGTCCGTGTATTGTCTACCTGCACATCCCACTGTACTGACCGAGAAACTTGGTGGAAGACGGAGGAGTCGAACCCCATCCCGATTAAGAGAACCTGGTTTTCAAGGCCAGTCGCAGGACCATCCCCGCTGCATCATCTTCCATATAGAAACACACTACTCATCTGCTTACGCAATTTGACCGCTCGGCAGTATGTTTCTATATGGTACGGGAAGAAGGAATCGAACCTTCACTAACAGAGTCAAAGTCTGCTGTGCTGCCACTACACAATCCCCGAGAAAAACTACAACAAATTTTTAATGAACAGTCTGTATTATACAACAAACGCGATGGTCTGTCAATACAATGTGTTGTAACCAAACAACACAACAAAATTTAAAGGCAAAAAAAAACCCTGTTTTATTAGAACAGGGTCTTGTGTTAAGAATCTTTTACTTAAACTTTTATTCGTCCAATCCTTGTACACAAAACCCAGCGCGCCATAACGCATCACCACAATTAATACTTGTGTGATACTCCGTCTGCAACGATGAGGGTTTAAAGGATATGAGGGACACTTTGTTCTTTCTAAATTTCTTAACGATGTTTGTAGTATATAGTAAACTTTTGATCTTGGCAAACGGTTTTTCAAATTTATTTTAAATTATTTTTCCACGCTATAGGATGTGTACGGATTGGACCGGCTGGATTAACAAAATCCGTAAATATTTCCCATAGATGTTCTGAAATTGCAAACTTTGTCAACAAACCAGTTTCTCTTCCATATGCATCAATTTCCCAAGGTTGAATCCAATAGTCCACTTCATCGGGATTAACTTTTTTACCACGCCATGTGTTTAATTGGTCGTTAGTTTCACCTTCAATATACTGTTTGATATGTACCATCTCATGTGATAGTGTACTGAGTATTCTTCTGGAACCTAACTTAGGGTGAATTTCTATTAAGAAGTTTCTTGGTTTCTTTCGTGAATTATAGCCAACAATACTTGCAAAACCATACTCAGTTAACTTGTTATCAAAGCGTATTTCAACATGGCAATTGTTTCTTATGCGTGAGTTTGTGATAAGTTCTTTGGCATAAAACTGGGTGGCCCTCTGGACGAAAGGCTTAAAATCTACATCAGGACAATTAATTATGTTAACCTGCATAGTACCTCCCCAAAGTTAGTATTGTTACACCTTATCTATTTAGCGGTTTCAATTTTTGCTACTCTTATTCCAGCTTTATGCAAGAATTGAATACCATCTTCGTTTCTATATGCATTTCGGTAATATACCGAATTAATACCAGATTGGTAAATCAATTTTGCACAGTCAAGACATGGAGCATGTGTCACAAAAATACTAGCATTATTACCAGACTCCGAACTTTTTGCCAGTTTTGCAATAGCATTTGTTTCCGCATGGAGAACTTCTGGTTTTGTTACTAAAGTTGGATTACCTTTAAAATCTAATCCATAATAATCTTCACAGTTGTTATCCCAACCTGAAGGCATTCCATTGTAACCAATAGAAATGATACGGTCTTCTTTGACAACGATTGCACCGACTTGTAGTCTTTTGGCTGATGAGAGTCCAGAAAAACTTTCGGCAACCTTCATGTATGCCTCCAAGAACTTAGTTTTCATTATATTCCTATTATAAAAAAATGGTGGGCCCCCCGTGAGTCGAACACGGCACCAACGGATTATGAGTCCGCTGCTCTAACCAACATGAGCTAGAGGCCCATTAATCAACGAATAACTTCTAAAGATTCTTTCCGCATCAGCTTTGGTGTTTCTCTAAGGCCGACATTTTTAATGACGTAGATGAACACCACACCATCAACCTCTTTGGTTTCCCAAGAAGAATCTGTGTAGAAAATATCCGTTGGATTAAATTTAGACCGAACTCTTTTGAGTTGGTGTACTGATTTAAATTGTTTTTTTGACATAATGAATAAATTATACAGGAAAAAAAGGGGCCTGTCAAGCCCCTTTTATCACTTAGTTGGTAAATATTTTTCCGGATAGTTTAACCGGTCCCACTCCTCATCTGAGGCTGGCCACCAATTTAACATTTCAGGAACCCTTAAAGTGGTTCTTTACATACAACTCAGCCTTCATGGCTCGTGTTTCTTGTATAGCTTCAACGATATTTAATAGAAATTTTAAGAGTGATTTCATTTGTCAGCCTTCTCTTTAACTGCAATTTTTTTGATTGCGTCTTGAGCTTTGACAATGTTTTCCAACCAGATTCTCAACATTCCGTTGGCCATTTCGGCATTTTCAATTTCAATTTTATCATTGAGTTTGAATTCACGGGTGAAATTTCGGTTAGCAATACCCTTGTAGATGAAGGATTCTGGTGCTTCTGTGTCCTGTGAGAGACCTTTCACAATCAGTTTGTTGCCTTCTAAGGTAACTTCAATGTCAGATTTTGCAAAGCCGGCCACAGCCATCTCAATGACAAATTTGTTTTCTTTAATTTGTCTGATGTTATATGGTGGATAAGAAACTGCTTTCTGCACAGTCTTGGACATTTCTTGTAAGTCTTTGAATACATCAGTAAAACCTACTGCGAACGGATCGAATTTATGGAAATCCATTATAGAGGGAAAAGTAGTCATATGTGTTCTCCTTATTTCTTAGCAAAGGCTTTTTTCGCGTCAAAGGCATATGCTGCCATAGCCAATGAAGTGAAGAAGTCGTTGTGAGATTTAGCTACAGTCTTTGCAAAAGTGGTCTGTGCTGTGATGAACGCATTGAGTGGTTTTTTAAGTTCTTCGTTATCAACGCAGGTTTCAACGAATTTACTTTTGACACTTTGTAACGTGTCGATGGCAGTGTTAATATTATTTAACATTATTTCTCCTATTAAGCGAGTTAAAATTTGTCACCCCGAAGGCATGACGGTATTTCCAGCTTACCTTATACTGGCTCAAACTTTCGTGTTGAGGGTGTAATTACACGGACGCTTTTTACCGAAACATCTAAACGGCCCTAAGGTGGGCAATTTGGTGCCCCTGGATATTTTACTACCCTTCAGAGGCATGGTAGTTCCCATCCCGAGGGACTAAGAACACCTTTATTTATACAGTTTACTGTGGAGTTTGTGGTTTTTTACCAATGTTATATTTTGGTGTTAATTGCCACTCAGACTTCTCTTTATGTGAAATGATTTTAACCTGTGATAAGAATATAGGTTCTGGTGTCTCCGTTTGTTTCTTATCAACGATAGTTAATAGACCCCAATCTTCCAATAGATTCACAATGGCATTCCTACGAGACAAGTCATTTTCACTAATGTCTGTCGGTTTACCATCCAATGCAAACAACTCTTTGAAGTGTACAATGTAATATTGTCCACGCTTATGTAGTATGTGGCATGATTGATAAAGCGTTTTGTCTTTCTTTGATGCAACGCCGATGCGTGTCAATGTTTCTCTAACTTTAAGAAAATCATCCTTTTCCGCCAATGTGACCTCAATCAAGTCTTTAATTTCTATCATTATTCTTCACTCCGCCTGTATCTATTTTTGTTTTTATAACAGCGATTTGTTCATCAGTAAGAATACGGAGAGCTTCTTTAGCTTTGGCGTTAGAATACCCATAATAGATTTTCACACACTCAATATTCTTATTAGAATCGGCCTTTTGCCACGGAACGAACTTTCGTTTCATAGGCCTGATACTATTTAGAAGATAGTGGTATTGCATGTCTTTGTCAACACCTGGCCACATGTTCAATTCACTTGCATAAAGAACACAGTCTAGGTGATAGGACAATGACCTGTTGACTAGGAAGGGTGCATAATCTTTGAAATCCAACTCACCTTCAGGTACTTTTTTTCTGAGGATGTAGTCTGCATAATCAAACGGGCTCATTTGAATTCACATTCAACCATAATTTCAGTCAAACATGCAATGAGATTGATTTCGTGGTCGGCCACAAAAGCAGCTTGATATTGATACTTTGCCAAAATTAGAACCAGTTGTGGAACAGAATTTGGTTTCAGTTGTTCATATAATGTATCATACACATTCCGGAAAATGCGTGTGGTATCATTGTCTAAGTTATTGGTAACCCATTTGCGACAAGAAGCAAAATCTTTACCTTTAAGTGACTTGACCAATTCAGTCATCTGGATTTCAGACACTGAAGCCAAGATACCTTTGTCGATTGTTCCACTCACAGAATACCGTTGCAATTCATTTAAGATGCGGCGGTTGTCTGGAAAGTGTTTAGTTATAACAGCGGCAACAACTTCTTTACTATACTCTACACCTTCTTGTTTGAGAATCCATTCGACTCTCTTAAAGAACTGTGCAGCCATTTTGGCTTTACTACCATTGATCTTGAAGTCTACAACAGTGCAACGAGAATGAATAGGATCGATGATCCTGTTCTTAAAATTGCAAGTAAAGATGAATGAACAGTTGGAAGCAAACTCCTCAATGGCACCACGCATCGCAGGTTGAGTTGAATTTGGATTTAGATAATCTGCCTCATCAATGATAATAACTTTGCGTCCACCAGACAAGGACATAGAGGACGCATAGTTTTTGATTTTGTTTCGTAGAACATCGATACCAGATTCATCTGAACCGTTAATCATAATATAATCACAACCAACCTCTTCACAGAGGGCTTTTGCAATTGTTGTCTTACCAACACCGGCTGAACCAGATAACAATAGATTAGGAATCTCTTTGCGGTTTACATATTCCTGAAATGTTGCCTTGATACCATCGGGAAGAATACAATCTTCAATGGTTTTAGGGCGATACTTCTCCACCCACAAAATGTGTTCTGACATTCAAATTCTCCATAATATATAATAAATTGTGCATTGAGTTAATGCACATAAGGTATGTCAGGGCTTGATGCCGTTCATACTCTCAAACAGAGTTTCGAACTCTTTGTATTCAGCAACTTCTGTTTGGAAGTTTTGTTTGAATTGCACTTTAGCCATGCGTTTCAGAATCTTCTTTGGAACCTTCAATTCATCATTAGCAGCATCAATGATATCTTTGATTGCTTCGTTATTGGTTTGATTCCGGCGCATGTGTAGGACGGCCTCATCAACATAACCCTTGAGTTTCTTCAAGGTGTCATTATCAAAAGAACCGAATAGTGTACTCACAGTTGTCATATTATTCTCCAAAAGATAGGTCGGACTCTTTAGCTTCGATAGCAATCCAGTATTGCATATCTTCTTTAGTGTTCTTAAAGTAAGATAGTCCCTTAGATGAAATTTGTACTTGATATGTACCTGAAATCATTTTAAAGTTTTCAGTCAAAAACAAAGCCTTGAATTTCTTGCCATTGCCATCAGCAATTTGTGTGGAATCAATGTGAGCAGAGTTATCTTTTGCATCACAGGTATTGATATAAATCTTTTCACCATCTGAAAGAATAGAGATGTGTGGTGATTGTAGAATACTGGCAGTCTTCAGTACAGAAGACAACTCTTCTTCTTTGAGTGTGAATTCAACATCGACTGACGGAAGATTCAACTCTTTATCAGGTGGTGTTACAATCATACTTTTTGCTGTCTTGCGATAATTCAGTTTCTTTCGACCCAACTTAAAGATAACATGTTCATTATCAAACTCAATTTCGCCATCTTTATACAGAGACTGTACAGATAGAAATTGGTTCAAGTCATAGATGCAAAAATCTTGTGGGAAATCATCTTTGATTCCCGCTTTGGCCAAAACAGTTTTCGTTGCCGAAATGGTTGTCAGTTTATTGCCTGATTTAAATTCAATACCGGGATTGATATTGGCAAAGTTTTTAAGGACCGTCAAGGTCTCATTTGATAGTTTCATTACGATACTCCTTCTTTCAATTCACTTATTATACTTGGTCCGAATGATCGTGTCAAGCATTTCATTATGTTATTTTTTAATTCGTCCAAAGAACCATCATTTGTAATTTCATGGTCGATCTGTCCGCCAATCCAACTCCACTCAGAAGGATGTATTCCTAATTCTTCCATGTGTCGGATTGCTTTGTAATCACCGCGGTTTGCGGAGGCTGCAATGTTATACCAGTGTGGTTTAATACCTCGTTGGATTTCAATTAGTATGCCGTTTTGGCTATTTACGAAATCTATTTCATTCTGGAACCTAACATCGGTAATAACAAAATTTTGTTTAGGATTACTATGAAAGTATTTTTTCATTTTTATGACCCAAAAGTTTTTGTGAAAAATATCACGACCAACTTCTGTGCCTAGTAACTGTAGAGCTAGTCTTGGAGAAAAGTCTTTACCAAATTCTTTGGACCAAAAAGCATCCGGTTGTTCACGCCAGATGCGAGATGCCTCCGTGTCACCTTCAAGTAAGTGTCTCGGCCATCCAAACATTTCAGCGGCGACATCCTTAACACCTTTGGCAAAACTCATAGGAGTAAATCCAATGTCTTTTAGAATGTCGCCAGCAGTACCTTTACCTGAACCTATAAATCCAAGTAAACCAACAATCATTACATTTCTCCGACAAAATTCGCAACAGCAGGCATATCGCCTTTGAAGTGATATGTGCCGATGTGGTCAGCTCGCATCCAAGGACACAACCAAATTGAACCACCGAGTTTACGCCAGAGTTGGCAGAACATGTAATCTTCTGAAAGATACCGATCTGAACCACCACCAGTTGCACTATCTACACTATCAATAATAGTATCAAAGTATGCATGAATGTAACGCGAGCCATCAAAGTGTGCTTGACCAACGTGGTCTGGTTTGTAACGCAGTTGAGGATAAGCGTTTGCAAATTTTGCAAACACATCACGATTAACCATCATCAAACCAGTTCCGATTTCCAAAACTTCTAGTGGATCAGAAACACTAAACTTATCGGTGCCTTTTACTGGATTAAACACATAGTCACCAGTAACTTTTTCCAATGACTCTATATCAATGTCAGGATTCTTTTCAATGGCTTTCTTCACAGATTTCCATTTGATGGCCTTTTTAGGATAAGGTCCGCCTACAACATCTTTGTCTAGGGCTAGAAGTGCAATAATGTCTTGCGGGTTGAAGTGAATATCTGAATCGATAAACAACAGGTGTGTACAATCGGAACGATTTAAGAATTCATCGACCAAATAATTACGTGCGCGAGTAATTAAGGATTCATTGAAAAGAAATGAGAATTTCACTTTCACACCATACTGCATACACAACGCTTGTAAATCTAAGCAAGCTTTTGCATAAAGCCCATGATTCATACCACCATACATTGGTGTTGCAACAAAAATACTTTTCTTTTGAAGCTCTTCTTTTTTAATTGAAATTTCCATTATCTCTCCAAAAATAAAAAAAAAGGGAGAACCACTAATGTGGTCTCCCCGCATAACCTAAAATTAAGCTGTGAAGCTGTAACCAGATTTGATAGCTGCACGAACCATAGCTTTGGTTGGTGTGCCTACACGGTACACGGAAACTTTGCTGCCATCAGCGCGAGTTTTGGTGTTTGTGTAAATGACATTTCCTTCTTTACGAAGTTCGTCAATACGAGCCGCAACATTTTGGATACCAAAACGAGCACGAGCTTGTGCAACGGATAGTGTGTTGTAACCAGTAGTTTTGGTCAGAAAGTTGAGAATTTTCGCCTTAGCGGATAGTTTGTTGTTCATATTGAACTCCTAATAATAAATTTAAAAAAACCTTGCAATCAGCAAGTAGTCACATCATAACATTATGTAGTGAATTTGGCAACACATTTTGTGGTATATGTTTTTATCTACCAGAATTCTGATGGATAAATAGGTGTAGGTCACGGTACTGGTAATACCCACCTACTCTATGTTCATATTTTAACAGGAAACACAGCTCATGTCAAACATATTTATTGATAAAGATGGTATATTTGAAAGTCTAAAAAACCATCAATTTCAATTACCTGAAGATGCCAAATTAACATATGGTGGTGTCAAAGGTGAAAAACTACACGAATCTACCAAAGAATTATTAAGACAGATAAATCTTGGTAAAACTCATACTGAACAAACCAAAAATAAAATAAGTAAAACTATGAAAGGTATTATTCCTTGGAATATTGGTATTGCAAACACCAGTAAACAAAAGGAAAAAATTTCTAATAGTATTTCTAAAGAATGGTTGATAACCTACCCTAATGGTATACAAATTACAATTAAAAATATGGCCAAATTCTGTAAAGAAAATGGTTTATTTAAAAGTAATATGTACAAGGTTGCTCAAGGTAATCAAAAACACCATAGGGGGTTTACCTGCCTACCTGGCCAAGGTACTTCTCTTTAGTCTGATTCCAGTCAAGATATATCAAGTCATCATAAAACAAGTTCTCATAAGAGACATTATTCTTTTTCTTCAACATTGATATACGACCTTTGGCATATTTTTGTTTCCAAATGTTTGCCAAAGTTTCTTCACTGGTATCAAATGATTTTACCAGATCAACATCACCAATTTCTTTCCTTAGATACTCATTGGTGTTGTTATACAGAGGAGAGAAGTATATGCCCCTCTGATGTTCGGTGCGGATAAGTTCTTTTGGAATACCTAACTTACCATATGCAAAATTTAATGTACGATTTTTGTGGTCGCGTTTAAGTGGCAAACCTTTTGGATTCTTTGCGTCCCACCATTCGAAATATTTTCGTGGATAGTTCTCTTTAACCCAATCATAAATCAATGCTCTGGTTTTTCTTGAAGGTTCGAATGCAACCGAACCACTAGAAAATCCCATCTTGTTCCAATGTTCAAGTCCATCATACTGAGATAGTCCGTTTGCTTTGGTGTTACCATAAAGAGATGTGGTAGTAACTCCAACGAGAACATCATCGTATTGTCTCTTCCAATCTTTCTGAACGGTATCAGCAAGACAGAGTAGTGCCAATAATTTACCACCCATATAGTTAAAACCTAATGGTTGTAATGGTACGATTGTGGATCCAATAGCAGTATGATTAATCATACCTTGTTGTGTCTTAACATCTCTTGGCCATCCAATTGCAGTATCTCTTGGAGTTAAATCCAAGAAGTCGGATGATATACAGATAACTCCGAGATACTTATCACTATTCTCATCGACCACAGTATAGAATAGATTACGACCGATGTTGGAATTATTTTTCATTGTGGATGAAAATGTTCTTACTGTGTTCCAAGTTTCAGCCAAAGGTCCGTTTGATAGAACCAATTTAGGTTTCAACTTTTCATAATCATCTGGACCTTCTGGCATCCAAAAATTCTTTTTAACTTTATCAACCAGGTTCTTTTGCGTAACATCTACCAATTGAACATCATCACCAAACAAAGTGGTGATTGTCCTGGTGGGATATTTCTCATGTACTTCTAACCACTTCTGATACAAGGTATACTCACGCACATCCATCTTGGATGCATATGTGAGGTCCTTCACCAAAGTTTCTTTCAGTTGCTCGGTGTCTATATGATCGAACCGTGTAGGATCATTAAGTGTTTGCCATTTGTCCCACTGAGCATCAACATAATCTATAGGTGTGGCCATTATTTTTTAGTTTTCATCTGTGTAATCATTCGCATTTGTTTAGAAATCTTTTGATGCATCTTTTGCATCTTTTTGATGCCAAATTGTAACGCAAGAGGTTTCACTTTATCAGTATACATTATTCCGTTCATATGGTCAAGCTCATGTAAGAAACATCTTGCAGTCATACCATCAAAAGTTGCATTGCGATTTGTGCCATTATAATCTTGGTATTCTACCGTTATCATTTTTGGTCGAGTGATGTTTAACATTAGATATGGCACCGACAGGCAACCTTCTTCCATGTGTACTTCATCTTCTGTGGAAATTAATTTAGGATTAAAATATGCCACATATTCATCACCAGTACCCATTACAAATACACGATGCAAAAGTCCACATTGATTGGAAGACAAACCGAGTCCATTATATTTACGGCAAGTTTCTACTAAAGAGGATGCCAATTCAATTGGATTAATTGGTGGTGATGCAAAATCAAATTCTGGCATGACCTTATATAATGAAGTTGATTGTGGTGGTACCAAATCATAAGTTTTTATTGGTGGCGCAGAAGGTTCAACTTTAGATACCGCAGCAGTATCATATAAAATTATATCATCGTTAGTATTCATTGTTTTACGATCCTCGAAAAATTGTTTTTCTTTTGAAAACGGATAACTGACCTGAACTTGTCAAACAGTTGGTCACCCTTGTGTGAGATAACAAACACATTTGTGTCTGTACCCATTTCTTGTATCAACTTTAGGAATTCTTCAGTGCCAACCATATCAAGGCTAGAATCAAATACTTCATCAAGTATTAACAAATTTGTGTTCGTTGAGTTTTTCATTTTGGCAATTTGCCGCCATGTGAACAGTAGAGCCAAATCTATACGCATCTTCTCACCCTCTGAGAAATTGGCATAAGAGAATTCATCTCGGTGTCTACTCTTAATTGTTTCTTCAAAATTTTCATTGATGTTGAAGTTAACAAAGAAGTCCATTGAAGAGAGATACTTGTTAATCAACTTGTTCATCACTGGTAAATATTGTTTGATGATTTTGGTTTTGATACCACCATCTTTCAATAAAGTTGATGCAAATTCATTATAGTGTTTTGAGTCAATCAAACTCTCATATGATTCTGTGTGTTTGGCCAGCTCTGTTTTGAGGTTCGTTAATTTTTCGTTGCCATCTTCCGATACATCAACCTTAATAGACAACTCTTCTATTTCAGTAATCAACTTGGTAATATAACCATTAATTGCAGAAACGGTTGAATTGTGTTTTGCAACCTCCGTGTTGTGTTCACTTATGTGTGTGAGTATACTAGAAATAACTTTCATCTCATCGTTAACACTTTTCAGTTCACTTTCAATCTCCGCAAAACCTTTTTTCTGTGTGTCTATTTTATTCAGTTTCTCGGTTAATTGAGATTGCTTCCATTCAGTTGTGATGGCCTGTTTGCATGTGGGACAATCGTGGTTGTTCTCATAGAACTCAATGTCTTTTTGGTTCTTCTTAATATTAGTTTCAATCTTACCCTGTATTTGAAACAAACCTTTAGATTTCTTTTCCAACTTAGTTTTATTGTCACCGACTTTTGAGGTGAGAACGTCAACATGTTTTAATATTAACCCAACTTGTTTGTTTAAGTTTTCTATCTGATCTTTGGATTTGCCGATCTCCACTTGCCGTTTTTCAATTTCATCACTATTGTGTTTTCGGTTATCTTCAATTGTTTCTTTTTGTATGTTAATTTTTTCTTCTGTCAACTTTATGTCGTACTTGGTTTTTGTCAAACCATCTTTTATAACGGACATTTTATCTTTTAGAACAACATTCATAGAAGAGAATATTTGAATATCCAGTAAGTCTTCAATGATTGCCCTACGGTCAGATGCCGACAGTTGCATAAAAGGTACGAATGAGGCTGAACCAAGTATCACAACCTGTGTGAATGACTTGTAGTTGAGTTTAAGTATTTGGTTTTCTAAAATTTCTTGGTAGTCCCGTGATGCTGCGTCTTGATTCAACAAAACATCATTCACATAAATCTCAAACAAATTAGGTTTGATACCACGGATGACCTTGTACTTCTTCTGACCGATATTGAATTCGATCTGTACAATTGCATCTCTGGCATTTACAGAATTCAATAGTTGTGGTTTGTTTATTTTGCGAAAGGGTTTACCAAACAGTCCGAAACACAGTGCATCCAGAATTGTGGACTTTCCTGCACCATTGTGGCCAACAATCAATGTGTTAGTAGACTTGGTAAAATCAATTTCGGTAAACGCAGCTCCCGTGGAAAGAAAGTTTTTCCATTTTATTTTCTGAAATAATATCATGCTTGTTCTGTGTTCAGTGCCTCTACGTAGAGTTCTTTCAATAATTTTTTCAATTCGTTGTTATCGATACTCTGTTCAGTAATACCATCAACATATTTGTTCAAGATTGTTAGTGTGTCTTCGGCTTGATCGACTGTATCTTCCACATCATCAAGTAATTCCGAGAAGTCTTCAACAATAGTAATATCTATTGGATTGACATTATACAAGTTATTCATAAATTTGTCAAACAGATATGGATTTGTCTTATTGACTACTACCACTTTGACATATGAATTGTTGTATACTTCCAAGTCTTTCTTGTCAATGTCTGAAATGGATTCCGATACATCATCATAAACAATTTTATGGAACATATTATTTGGATTTTTAACAAACTCAATCGTTTTTGTATCCAAATCAAACAGGTGAAAACCTCTGTCATCATTGTGATCTTGCCACGTAAGTTCATACGGGTTACCCAAGTAATGTATATCACCAGAAGAAGATTTGTGGTGATAGTGCCCACTAAATGTAAGTTCAAATTTATCAAAGATTTTACGATCTAGTCCACCTTCAGAAGGCATGCCTCGATGCATTGCAAATCCGGCAATCTCAAAATGTCCCATACAAATGGTTGCTGAGGTGTTCTTCAACTCTTGCATAGAGTTCTCATAGTTCTCAGCGCATATCCATGGCATCATACAAACATCTGATGTTGTGTTTGCATAGTCTAAATGAATTGTTTGTGGTGAATCAATCACATTGATGTTGTCATATTCTCCTAGCAACAAGTCGGCTGAATTAACATCATTGGTGTTCTTGAAATATGTGTCGTGATTTCCTGCCAACATATGAACTTCAATACCCATATTATACAATGGATCAAAGAACATTTGTTTGGCACGTTTCAATGAAAAGAAATTTACATATTTTCTGCGGTCAAAGGTGTCACCTAGAATCAATACAGTTTTAATTCCTTCCTTGACCAAGGTTGGAAAGAATGTTTCTTTGTAAAACTTTTCATAAAAATCCAAAAAATGAATTGAGTCATTTCTTGCACCGAAATGCTGATCGGTAATAATTGCAATTTTCATTTAATATCTAATCTCTTTTTTTCAGCTTCATAAACACGTTGTCTCAATCGAGAACTACTATATGGATGTTGTCTTTCGTGGAAGAACAACTCAATGCCATTGTCTAGGCAATATTGTTTGCCAGTAAATGGTTTTGATTTGTACTCATCACCTAGGAAACGAATGTTAATTGTTTGTGTTTTAAAAATGTTTTCCAAATCTTCTTCAGTTTCATATACCAAAACTTCGTCAACATAACGACAAGCCGAAACTTGAACAAACCTTTCGTACAAAGATTGTACTGGTTTATTTTTGGTCTCTGGCCTATCAATAGTTGGATCAGATTGTAGTGCCACGATTAGGTGGTCACAATATTGTTTTTCAATTTTCAACATCGTAACATGCCCAGCATGGAACAAATCCAGTGTACTACAATTAAATCCAATTTTTCTCATTATATCACTCCTCAATAAATTTTTCAAGCCCCTTTGGTTTCTTTGCCGCATCTTTTTCGGCTTTCTTTGCCTTCTTTGTTACCTCATAGGTTTGAATAAATTCGGCAATGTTGTCGTATAGATCGAACTGTTTGCTAGAACCATCTTCAGACTCCAACATCTCAAACTCATCCAATATGCCATACAACTCTGTTGCTTTATACTTGACATACAGTTGTTTCTTTTCTTTTTGGATTCTTCGTAAGAATGCGAAATAGATGACTTGTGTAAAGTATGCAAATGGATTCTTTGATTTTGCCGGATCAAAGTTTTCGAAATACATTAAACAGTTTTCAATACCATCCGATACCATCTCATCTCGGTAAGTGTAATTGATGAAGTTTGGTTTGTGAGACAAGCCTTCGGCAATTTTCATAAAACATTCACCGATGTAATTTGGTATAATCGGTTTAGGTTGGTTTTGTTTTGAGGCCTCTACACAGGCGGCTTTATAATCTTCTAAAGCTTTTAGAAAATCAAGATTATTAATGTAATGTTTTTGTTTAGTCATTCAAGTATACCATAAAAAGTTGTTGACAAGGGGCTTGACTAGTGTTATAGTCCTCGGTGTCCCCCTATGATGTTTATTAAATATTAATGCATTAAGGATTTATTAAAAGCTTTCTCTTCAAAAGCTGTTAATACTTCCTCTGTAAGAAGTACTTCTCTTTCCTTCTTCATTTCTTCCTGTAATTTTAAAACTGTACTCTTGTAGTACTCTTCAAAATCCTCAGTTGGATCCATCGTGCAAAGCACGCTGTCGTTACTCACCTCGACAAAATCTTGTTGTATGACTGGAACTGGTAACCACGGTTGCAATTGCAAGTTTACTCCACGGATCTCAAATACCATGGGGTTTTCCAATACCGAAAGGTTTTTGGACACTGTTGTATATTCACAGATCACATCCAAACCATCATTAAATCTTACTATTTTAGCTGCCATTTTTGAGTCCTATATTGTAGATTTTAAAAGGAAACTTCTCTTCATTATATATCTTAATTCTTTCCACGAAATGATGCAATGTAAAGTTTGTGTGTTTTTTTATTCTAAGATCGTCTGCAATATCAAAAAGTGTAGCCAATTCTTTACCTTCACTCTGTCGCAAACCACGCCCAATACTTTGTAAGTTTCTAACCCTAGATTTACTAGGACTTGCAAAAACAATGTTGTGTAAGTTCCTAATGTTAATACCAGTACTGAAGGTACCAAAGCTTGCAACCACGATAGCATTGCTTTCCGTTTCCATTATTTTACGGATAGATTCTCGTTCATCAGTATCAACACCACCATGCACAAAGAATACTTTTCTATCTGTTGCTTTTTCTTTGATAATGTCAAACAATATTTGGCCATGTTTACCTACCATCTGATAAAGAACCAATGTATTTGTATTCAATGAAATAACAAGATTACGAATAAATCTATTTCTATCATTGTTACCAATCAAAAACTGAATCTCTTCCTGATATGTGCAGTCTTTTAATTGTGTACACAACTCAACTGGATGTTTTAATACCAGACATTTGATGTTGAAGTCAGAGAGTTGTTTATTGTCAATTAATTCTTTGGTTGAAATAACCTTCTTAACTTGACCAAACAATCCTTCTAAAACAAGTTTGTGTGTTGCCGTGCCATCTAGTGTACCAGTTAAACCAATTCTATATTTTGCATTGGTACAAGATGTTAAGATAGATGTTAATGATTGTGCCTTAAACAAATGGGCTTCATCACCAATAACATAGTCGTATTGATGAAAGAATTCTGGAGGCATCTTATACAATGATTGCCAAGTGCTGATTGTTAGTTTTTTGTCCGTGGCTTTATCTTTACCTTGATAAACACGGTGTACAGTCTCTTCAACCAAAAAGTTGTTGTGTGAAGAATAGTCTGCAAAGTCTGAGTACAATTGTTCCACCAAAGATGTTGTAGGAACAATAATCAAACCTTTTAAATTTTGATAGTCTAACAGTTGCCTAAACAACAAGTAGATGATTAGTGATTTACCAGATGCAGTTGGTGACAGTAACAAAGTTCTACGCTTTTGCATTGACTCAATGAAAGCTGATTGTTGGTGTTCTCGAACCTCAATTGCCTTATCTTGAGAGTGCAGATTTAAAGTTTCAAAGAATTTTTTGGCATGATAAACCGAATATTCATCTTCGTGCCCATCATAGATAAATTTGTATTCTCGTTCATCACAAAATTCTTTAAGGTGCGGCAGTAGGCCAAGATATAGTTGACTGGTTGTTAGATTGAATAATCTAATCTTACCATCCCAGATTCTGTTTCTAAATGCAGGAACAAATTGGTGTCCTGGTACAAAAAAAGTAAAGTACTCAGATAATTCTCTTGCAACATGTTTCTCACATGTTATCTTTGCAAAGACTTCATCTTTTTTTGTAACTATTAATTGGTCATTGTCCGCCAACGAATTTCTCCCAACTAATGAAGTCACGCAACTGGAAAGTTCTAGATTTCAATTCAGACATAATAGATTCCAGAATTGATACAACTTCTTCATGGTAAATCTTCTTTTCTAATAACTTAATAAGGTCTTTGTCCGATTCTAGGTATGTGTTGATATCAGATTTGAGTGCAAACTGAAATGGTTCCCAGCCGTGTTCACCGAGTTCTTCTTGCGATAATTTACCAGTAAAGTATTCCCATTTGATCTTACGCATACGCAGATAATCAAAGTGTGCTCTTTTGGACGCAATTCGGTGTTTGGTTAGAATACCAAGATATTTACTGTGGTATACAGGTATCTTTAATAATTCTTTACTAGGTTCGGTTTGGTCTATGACCGTGTCCGACTCCCACATTTTTAGTACTTGTTCAAGTGTTTCCATATATTCAAAAATAACAAAATATTGTTTAAGGACAATGACTTACATCATTTACATTCATTCAAAACATTATATCATAATACTGTCAAGCTGTCAAGTATTTGTATGATTGATACCTAAATGTTGCTTTAGCGATTATTATGGTGTCCGCGGACTTTGTGGTGTCAAACTGTATATCACTTATAGACAATGGAAAAACATTAGTATATTGAATTCTTAATATTGGATTATTCAATGCACTCAGCACTGTCAGGGTGGCGTCCGAAAAGTATTTGATGGTTTGCAGTTCTCTACTACCATCTCTCTTCTCAAAACCGTCTGGGTCGGCCATAGATGTAAACCAATCGTATAGATTCTTCCATGATAACAGTTCTTCATCAACCATAAATTCCATCTCTAATGGTTCATAGGTTAATTTTGTACCAGGAGAATACATGTCTAAGAATGGAGTCACTCTAACAACTTCTCCTAAAGAAACGCCAGGCAAATTTACTGTTTGACAAAAATACTGTGTTGTAGCAATTCTGCTGAATGTTAGTAAAAATTTTGTGGGTTGAAGTAAGTTGGTATTCTCTGGACTTCTAGTAATTGCAGTCATGATTTCTCCTTATGTATTATTTAGGAGCCAAAAAAAAGGACCCCGAAAGGTCCTTTAAAACTTGTCACTCTTTACGGTGACTCTGTTTTCGTAGATTACATCAAGTTTTTAACTTGGAAAATACGATAGTACACATTGCTGCGAGCATTCAATGCACCGTTACTGGCTGAAGCACCTGTTGCGAATGGGTTTGCAACCATGCCGTAACGAGTCTTGAAACCAATTTTAGGTTGGAATGTGTATTGGTCAACTGCACGAACCATTTGTAATGGAACGTATGGGCAGTAGAAAATACCAGCATCATAAGGTGAAGTACCTTTGTAACCAATTGTAACCAATTCTTGGTTGGAAGTAAATCCACCAAAATATGGGTCAATGTACACTTTGATACGACCGTGTAACAAGCCAGCAAAGGTGTTACCAGTGTCATCAACTTGCAGGTCAGCAGATAGTGCAGGTGTATAAGAAAGAACACCAGCCATTGCCATAGCGGAAGCAACATCGGATGATACAATCATCACGTTGCCTTTACCACGACGAGTTTGCTTAGCAATAACGTTTGCATCGCGTTCGATTTGGAAAATCAAACCTTTGAAACGCTCAACAGACCAACGACCGTTAGAGTCGGTGTCTAAGTCGAATGAACCAGCAGTTGTCGTACCAAACTGAGCACCGGCAACGGCACAAGTATAGATAGTACGGATAACTTCACGGTTGATTTCAGCAAGAATCTCTGTAGACAGAATGTTTGACAATTCTGTTTCAGCATCAAGACCGTGAACAGCTTTCAAGTCTTGTGCAAGTTCTAGAGAGTATTCAGCTTTCAACGCACGGGATTGAGCAGTCACAGTAACTTTCTCGATAGAGAAAGCCATTTGATTGAACATACCTGTAGAGTCATCAGCACCAAGACCTTCAGCACGGCTTGTTGGCATGCCGATACCAGTTGTAAAACTGTTAGCAACCAAGTCTGCACCAGTGTTTGTAACAATGTCGGTTGCGTTGTTGCCGCGGAAACCGTATGGGTTAGCAGACGAACCAGCACCAGAGAACAGTGTATTTGCTTCGTTGAAGAAAGCTTCTGTACCACCTTGTGTGTTGTACTTAGCGCGCATTGCAAAGATCAGACCAGTAGGTCCTGTCATTGGCTGAACGCCAGCAACATCATATGCAATTAGGTTAGGCAAAGCACGGCGAACCAAACTGATTAAGATTGGATCGTAGTTCTGAATGCTAGCACCAGTTGCATTACCAGGTGTTGCTGAATAAGTAGTCTCATTCAGTGCCTGTGCGTCTTGTGACATAGCTTGTTGTTGGTTCTCCAACACTAAAGCTGTAACAGCCTTTTTGTATGGATCTCTAATCGCTTCTAATTCTGGGTGCTCCAGAACTGGTTGCCATTTTTTTTGTAATTCTTCGGTTAGAAACATTAGTATTCTCCTTGTGAGTTTCTATTATTGGTAAACTTTATTTATTTAGCCAATGTTTTTGAGATAGTTTGTGCATATTGCGCTATTGTTGGATCAACATTTCGCACAGGCTTGCTTTCGTCCTCAACAAGCACTTCTTCGTTCAATACAGATTTGTCTGCGGATTTAACGGTTGATTGGAAGTATGATTCAACCAATGTGTCCATTTTGTTTCCGAATTCTTCTTCAGTAGTAAACTCAACACCCTCTGCGAGTGATTTAAATTTTTCTACTTGCGTCTGTGTCAGGCCCTCACATACTGCATGTATAGCCTCATTCTTTTTGTGTTCGCTGATAGTCTTTTTCATTGCAACGGCAGTTTTGATCTGTTCGTTTAATGAGTCTTCCAGTTCTTCAACTCTGTTTGTCAATTGTTCAACAACATCAACTTTTTCTTCTGGAATGTCAATGTAGTGTTCTTCGAACAATCCTTTTAATCCACGAATGAAATCTTCAACGATTTCTGAACGCAGACCTTTTTCAATTGCTAATTGGTTCTCTTTGAACCACTCTTCAGCCATGTAACTGATGTAGTCATCAAGTTTAACAGCCAAATCTTCTTTGATTTCTTCCACAGCAACTTCGAATTCCTCGTACATTGCTTGTTCCACTTCTTCCACTACGGATTGTGAACGGGCAATAACAGCAGCTTCAAAAATTGTGGTAGCTTTTTGTTTGAATTCTTCAGAAAGGTTTTCACCAGAAAGCAATGCATTCACATCAGAATCCATTTCTTCTTTCATTTTCTGTTTCTTCATCATCTTCATGATGAGTGCTTTGTCTTCTTTTTTGTCTTCATGTTCTTCTTCTGAAATAACTGGATCAGATTCAATCACTTCTTCTGGAACATAAGGTGCAGTTGCACCAGGATTACTTTGCATAGTCTGAGTTGCTAATCTGGCTTTGATACGGTCACGAATGGCCGAATAGTCAGTTGCAGCAGCTTGAACGGCTTTGTGTTCAGAACCTTCTGAATCAGCAGGACCACTCAACTTAGAACCTGGCTCTGAACCGATTGGCGGTGTAGGACCTGGAGGTGTTGCTGTTGGCGTACCTTTTGTGTAGTCCGGCTTTTCGTCATCTTGTTTGTCAACAACGCCTGCAACCTCACCCACATCTTTCATGCCATAAGCAACGGATGTTGGTAATTTTGTTGCGCCGTCTTGGCCACTACGCTTAGAAGATAGATTAGCATCAAAGCTTTCCTTTGCGCCTTCTGTCAAAATTGCTTTAGCAGCGTCTGATAGATTGTATTTTCCCATTTTGAGAATCTCCTTGATTTTATATTGGATATTTATAATTAAAGTTTTTTGATGAAATTTTCGAATATTTTTAAACTGACTTGTTCGATCTGTTTTGGGGTAGCTTGTTTGATTTCTCTGCGAGCTTCCTCATAATGAACTTCAGTCCATATTCCTTCAACCATCATCCACTCTTTACCTTCCATAATACCTTGTACAAAAGCACCCGGCGCAGAAGGGTCTGCTACTATATCAGCCGCTGTGGCTAAATGAAAGTCATCTTGAACTATGTTGACACCATTGACAGTCTTTAGGGAACCCATACCGCGAGAAGACACGCCTAATTGTGCGCCACCCTCGATAAGACTTCTTGCAATGTTACCCATTGGTGTTTCAAGAATTTTTGCTTTGCCTATCCAAGTATTGTTTTCTTTCCGCAAACCAACAATTAAATGTGATACACGGTCAAGATTAATAGATGGGGTATCTGGATGTCCCAGTTCACCAAAGGCACGATTTTTATTTATATATTCTTCAGTATAACGACCAACCTCTTTGGACATAGTTTCTTCTTTGTACATGCGGCCGTTTTTGTTTGTTCTTTCGGCAACCAAAAATGGTCCCTCAATGAATAATACTTTTTTTCCGTCAGTCTCTTCTATGAGATAGTTTACTGACTCAGTGATTTCTTTAATAAGTTTCATTTTGATCCTCATGGTCGGATGGAATAATCACCATAATTAAATGCAGCCGGATCAGTCAAATGACCACGTTGATAATGTTGATTATCTTTTCGTAGTTCTAATATTAATGTATATGAATTGTTTGCGGCCATGCCTCTAGTTTGAATACCTATATCACCTTTGGAGTTTGCTGTTCCTTTTGTATTGTTTGGTATTGTTACCCAGTTACTTTGACCATCAAATTCACAGTTACTATTCAGTAAGAATATTGATGCGGAAGTATCAGCGTGCCAAAATAAATTAACATCAGCATTATTAGGACCTGAGTACCATAAACGATTCAGAGCTAAACCATAAAACGATAGAGAACCGGTGTTCGCGGCCGATGAAAGCAAATTAGCTTTCGATGTGTCCATTGCACCACTCAATGTGTTTGCTGTAATTCTTCTGTTATTGTCTTCTTGACCAGTACCATCAAACTTGCCTGTTAACTTAATAACGGCATGTTCTGTTGTGTCTTTAATGACTTGATATGTAAATGCGTTTGCCATTTTTAATCCCTGTTATTGTTTGGATAATATTTATACCAAAATTATTCGGCTTCTGTTGAAGCTTCTTGAGGAACATTCATTAAGCTTTTTGCAACTTCAACTTTGTGGTTCTCAATGTGAGACATAACTCTATCCGAAATTGCAGCATACAATGCATCGCGTAGTCCGGATGCATCATCAGTTTCTGCGTAATCGACAATTGATCTTGTTGTTTCCATTTTTATCTCCTAATTATAAAATGCGTTTTAACTTAGTGAAAGTACTTTCCAAACTCAAATCACCTTTTGTTGACTTTGAATTACTGGTACTTGTTAGTTTTGGTTTAGATGAACTACTTGAGGAACCGCCAGAAGAACTTGGTGCTGGTGCACCGTCATCTTGTGGCATCAATTTACTTTGTTGTACCATTTGATCTGTTTGTACCTGTCCCATCATTTGTTGTTGTGCAACATCATTTGTAACAGAGACTGGTAATCCAAGGCCTTCTTCTTTTTCTTTATTGATTTGTTTTTCCATTTCGAGTATTTCATCATCGGACAATCTCAATACATTCTGTTGAATCCATCTTTGTGAGAAATATCTACCAGTGTATGAATCAACCGAAGACAACAATGTCAATCTTTGTGTCATTAATTCAGCTTCTTTCATCTCAGAGAAATTGTTGTCTTTAATATAATCGTAGTGAATATCTTCTTTAAATGTTTCCCACTCTTCATCGGTGCAAATGCCTTTTAACACACACTGTACACGGAGAGCTTGATTGAAAACTTCTGAGAATTTACTTCTTAGTCTGTCAACAAACTTAGAGAATTTTAATTCATCTCTGGTAATTTCTGATGTACGACCAAGAGAGAACCCTTGATTCGGTTCTAGTCTGGATATTGGCACACATAATGCACCATACAACTTCTTCTGGAAGTATTTAACATCTTCCAGTTCTCCTAGATTTTGTCCACCAGGCAATGTTGTAATCTCTGTGCCTTTGCCGCCTTCACGCCTTGGCAACCAAAAGTCTTCCATCATGGACATAAACTTACGGTCATCCCGGACTTCACCTGTGTTTGCGTCATATACAAGTTTGTTTTTGTACTTAATCATAATGTCACGCAAGTATTGTTCCGCTTTTAATTTTGGTAGATTACCTACGTCAATGTAAAAGATTCTGCGTTCTGGTGCTCTTGATATACGATAGATAACTGTTGCATCTTCAATCATGCGTAACTGATTGAGTGGCTTGATTGCTTTGTGTAGATATGATAACACCACTGCTCTACGCGAATCCATGAGGCCTGAGGTTACGGAGATGATAGAGTCTGTGGTAATGCGAACACCGACTGGACCAAAGTTGGATGCACTTCCAGACACAACCTTGTCATTATAGATGTAATACTCATTAACTGGCTGCATAATCTCTGCGCCGGTTCGTTCGTCTTTTTGTTTTTTAATTTCCCGTACTTTTCTCAATCTGCGTGGATCTATGTAACGCAGTTCTTTGATACCATCTTGTGGTTGTTCACGGTCAATAATAATGTGAAAATACATTCTGCCGTCAACATAGTAACGGCGAAAAATATCTTGTGCTAAATTTTGATAATTTAATAATCTAAGAATGATATTAAACTCTTCTTTAATAGCCTTCTTAATCTTTTCATTCTGTTTCAAATCATCTAAAATGATCTGAGTAATTTTACCATCATCGTCTTGTACAACAGCTTCATTAACTATGTCATCTATCGCCGATTCAATTTCTGGTTGCATAGCCATTTCACGATAACGCGAAATGAGTTCTACTTCATTTTTGGCGGTACCATCTAAATCAACATATGTGCCATAATGTGCGGCAGATGTAATAGTTAATGCACCATCATCCGAGGTAGGAGGTGCAAAAGATTGCTGTGCGGCCGCATCCTCTAAGTCTTTCTGACGAGAGATTGTGAAACCGAAAAGCGAAAATTTATTTGTGTTTGCCATATTTGTGTGTAATTATAAAATCAAAAAAAACATGGAGGGCACTAGGCCCTCCGTAAATATCAAGTTGTTGTATTTGTTTCCCAGAACTGGTAAGCAAAAGATGCAGTGTATTCTTCAATTGTGTCATTTGAACCCCAATCGAGGTCAATAGGTGACAAATCAAGTGGAAACACACCAACAAACTTATACTTTTTCAGTTCATTGCCAGTTTTTCCGTATTGAATCACATTAGCATCAACGGCATAACCGTTTGCATTACTTGCGCCTGGTGCTCTAATATTACCAGAATGACTGTTGATTGAATTCATCCAATTCTCTAAAGAATTTCTGATGGTAAAATCTTCATCATTAATAATTGTTAATGTCCAATCTGCAAAAGTTCTGTTGCCAGCAAATTTCATTTCACGACCGAAGTAGTAAATTGGTACAGTGCCGATTGTGGAACCTGGTAGTTGAGCTGTCTTAGCCATGAATGTTATCTTCTGGCCAGCAGCTGTAGCGTTTTGAACGAGTGATGGGAATATTAAAGAGACAGAGAATAGATTAGGACGAGCACCGTCTCCAATCATATTTGCTCTAAATTCTGCTACATTAAATGCCATTATTTTCTCCTGTTATCGTTTTATTTATTAAGCTGCACCAACGATGGTCACGAAGTCAACTCCAGTACCTACAGCAACAAAGTTCAACTGAATGTAGTTAACTGAACGCGCAGGCTTAATGTAGATATCGCCAATAAATTGGTTACTGTCAACAACTTGTTGTGTGTTATTTGTGGAATCGCAAACAACTCTAAAGTCTGTAATACCACGGCGACCTTGAACATCGCGTAAGAATGGTGCTACTAAGGCAATGAATTGTGCTCTTGTGAATTCGTCATTTAATTCAAACATTGAAAACTTTGCAGCTTGTGCAATTGATTTTTCCAATGTGATGAACAGTCTGCGAACATTGATACGGTCGAATGCTGATGGTTTAGCCAACAGAGTTTTGTCGCCAAACAATACAGTACCTTGACCTGGAAAGGACACCACCGGATTAACACCTGCAGCATACAATGTATCACGGAAAGATTTACTTGGATTCCAAGCCAACTTAACGGCATTCTTAATTGCACCACGGTTAAAACCTGCTGGAGAGAACCATGGATCTCTAACGCTGTCTGTGTATACACATAAACCAGCAATATCACCATTCAATGGAATCCAACGATATGTATTGTTGTACTTGTCGAATTGATATTTCCAACCAGAGTCTGCCATAACATAAGATGAACTTCTTGCCAATGAAGTTAACCAGCCAACAATATTTGTTGTTTCTGAACCAGACTGGTTGACAACATCAGAATATCTTGGAGAAATGAAAGCAACACAGTCGGCACGACCAACTGCAATATTATCAATTACATATTGTTGAACTGTAACACTGTGCCCACTAGTTAATACAAGTGAGATATCAATAGATTCTTTGTTTGAAAAGAAGTCATATGAAACTTGAATGTTGCCATCTGTTGGTGCAACACTAGTACCTGTAGACAAATTAGTTACAATGTTTGTGGCTGGTCTTGCAAAACTTCTGCCGGCCGCAGTACGGTCCCAAGTTGCATTTGTTGTACCATAATCAATTGGACTCATTGCGTACACATACTTGGAGTTGTTAAGTATGACTTGTTTGTAAAAGTTTGTTACGCCATTAATTGTTGCATCAGAAGCAGCAGAAACAAAACCGTAAGTTTCAAGTATCGCACCTGCTGATCCAGTAAATAGGCCATCTGCATCAACTACAACAATGTGCATTTCATCATTGGTGCCGCCTACTGAAGTGGCAAACTCTGATGTACTCGGTGCTGATGTAAAATAACTTCTGTAACTCCATGAGCTAAATGTGCTTGTATTTGCACAAACATGAACAGTCAATGAATTACCCAAGAGTCCTGGATATCTTCCCACAAATGGACCATAGCTATTGCTGTTGTTGGTAAGTAGATATGTAGTTTCGTAAACATCTTCATTTTTAATTTGAATTGTACCGCC